CAAAATGTAATGTCAAAGGGTTTGCCATAAAAAACAACAAAGGAGAGTATGAATGGATAGAGTTTAATGATAAGTTATTTTATGGCTTTAACTATCCCAAACATCGTAGGGAAGGTGCATCATATAAGGGAGGTTGCATCAATTATGAGATCATAAGCAGGACAATCAATGCACGTGGAGGCATACAGTCAATGACGGACGACAAGGCTAAGATTGTGTTTCTAAGGCATATCGTAAGTCCTTGGAAGAAACTGCCATTTTTCTTTAAACCTAACTATGAGGGGTCAACGTCTCCAAAGACGGAGTTATCCTTTTCTCCTCCTGCCAAAAGACTTTCCTCAAAAGGAGCATTGTCAATGTCTGAACTCGGACTTGAATCTGGGATTGATTTTGGTGTGGCAGATGAGACAGCTTATGAAGGTACAAAACTATATTTTCACCATGACGATGAGGTAGGTCGTCTTAAAAAAGGTGTGGACTGTTGGGCACGGCATGGAGTGGTCAAAGAGTGTCTTGTGGATGGAGCAACAATAATCGGGTTTACAATAAAGACATCAACGGTTGGGGAGATGGAGAAAGGAGGTGGAAAGGCATTTAAACACCAGTGCGAGATGAGTAATTATTATGAGAGAGATCTGAATGGACAAACATATTCTGGACTTGCCACTCTTTTTATTCCGGCCTATGATGGGTTAAAAGGGTTTATTGATGAGTATGGGATAAGTATTGTTGGCACACCAAATAAAAAACAGGCAGTTTATATCGGGAAGACCATAGGAGCAAAGGAATTTCTCTTAAACAAACGCAAAGGTAAGATAGGCGATCAGGATGCGTTATCGGAGGAGATAAGATTATATCCTATCAGGTTTGCAGAGTGTTTTCGTACCTCAACGAAATCATCAGGGTTTAATATGAACAAACTGGAATCGTATATCGATGAACTGTCATTTACTAAACAGCCGATAACAATAGGTAATCTCAGTTGGGAAAACAATGTAAGAGACAGTAAGGTGATATTCACATCAAACCCGCAAGGGAAATTCAAGATAAGTCATTTATTAAACAACCATGAGGCAAATAAGAAGTTTTGGAGTAATGACGAACAGTTATGGAAACCAGGTAATTCACATTGGGGAGTAGCGGGAGGAGACCCCTTTAAATTTAACATCACAAAAAGCAACCGGAAGTCAAAAGGAGGAGGAGCGGTTCTAAAGAAGGCCCAGATAAAAGACGGTGATTTTTCTATGAAACGTAAGTTTGCCTGCACCTACGCTAATCGGACGTATGACAAAAACATCTATGGAGAAGATATGATTATGATGTGTGTCTATTTTGGTGTTCCAATGTTTCCCGAAATTGACTTTCCTTTTATATGGGATTATTTTACAGAGAGAGGATATGAAGGATATTTACTTTACAAAGTTGATCCAAGGACATTTAAGATAAGCAACACCCCCGGTGGTACGGCAAACAGGGTTAAGCAGGACATCTTTACAGAATACATGACATGGATTGAGAATGAGGCTGACGAAGAAAATCATATTGAGGTATTGGAGGAGTGCAGGGATATTGACGGTCCGGAAGACATGACCAATTATGACTTATTCACAGCCGGAGGATATGCACTACTTGGTACACGTGGACTGTATGATGAGATAGCAGAATTGGATGAGAAGGAATATACCCTTGACAGTTATTTCAAAAAAAGAACGTATAGTTCCATGAGAAAGTATTAACTTTATCAAAAATTTTCCGACACAATGGCTCTTTCATTGGAAAAATACGCAACGGGAGCATACCCGTTCCCAAAGGATGACATCAATCCGGTGGACAAAGACGAAAAATGGGGGAAAAAGTGGTGCGAAGCCATATATGCACGATGGAAGCAAAATATGACAGCTATTCCATTCAGTGCCGTTAATGAGATACAATCCCTGAGAACACTTGCAGACGGGAAACAAGATGTTCTCCAATATCAAAACATACTACTTGATGAGAGTGAAGATAGCGGTGACTTGAAGGGTTTCATGAATATCAATTGGGATATTTTTTCCGTGATGCCTAAGTTTTTACGAGTTGTCGAAGGTATGATGGAACAGACCGATCATCAGGTAGTCGCCACCGCCGTTGACCCGACAAGCACAGAAGAAAAAGAATCCGCAAAATTGGACATGGAGTACCGGATGAAGTTTAAAGAGACACTTGACTACATTGATAAGTCTATGGGGATTGATAGATCAGGAGAATACGTACCCGAATCAATGGAGGAACTTAATCTTTATGAAGGAGCCGGAGGGTTTAAGTTAGCAAAAGAGACAGAGATTGAACAAGGACTTGACTACACGTTCTACATATCCGCATGGAAAGAGATTAAGAAAAAAATTATCCGTGATTTTGCTGTTATAAATTGTGCAGGGACAAAAGATTTGACCGATCAGTATGCCAAAAAGGTAAGGGTAAGATATGTTGACCCCGCAGTGTTCGTAGGTCAATATTCAAAACATTGGGATCATAAGAACATGGAGTTTGGGGGGGAGATTATTCAGGTGCTCATCTCCGACCTTCGCAAACTGAATCCAGACCTTAAAGAAGAAGTATTACTCGAACTTGCAAGAAGTTATAATGGAGCAGCAGGGAATATTTCAGTAACGAATTTGAGTTTCAATACTGAGACACTAACTGGTAATTATGATAGTTTTCTTGTGGATGTATTAGATGCTGAATGGATGTCAGTTAATAGTAAGTATCGCACAACACGGCAAACGCAATATGGCACTAAACTGACGTATGATGAAGAATGGGGAAAAGTACATAATACCGACAAGAAAACAACCGAGAAGTTTGACATAAAAACTGTTTACAAATGTAAGTGGATCATAGGAACTGATAATGTGTATGATTTCGGGTTACAGTTTGACGTGCCACGTCCGGGGAAGAAAGAAGTGGAGTTATCCTATCATCTTTATAAACTGCCATACAGATCGCTTGTGAGTCTGTCAGAGTCACATCTACACCAGATGGCACTTGCCTTCTTTAAACTACAAAACGCTATTGCGATGGCTTCACCTCCGGGTATTGCCATAGAATTTACTTCTTTGCAGAACATGACTCTTGGGGGCAATAAACTGACTCCTTTAGATATTCTGAAGATAAAAAGACAGACCGGAGATGTTATTTATAAGGCCACAACGCATAAGGGAGTGCCAAATGCCCCCGGAGGTTACAGACCAATTCAGGAATTACAGGGGGGGATAGGTGCACAGTTACAGGAGTTTCTTGCAGTATTTGAGTTTAACACCAATGCTATCAGGGAACTGACAGGGATAAATCAGATTGCAGACGCATCAACACCGAGTACAGAGATGCCGGTAGGGACATCAGAGATTGCTCTGGCAGCAACAAACAATGCGTTACGACCTATTTACAGTGCATATCTGAACCTTAAAGAAAGGACTGCTAAGAATATTGGATTACGGTTACAACTGCTTATAAAACATGATAAGGAAGCCTATAAGGGATATATGCCGGTGATAGGTTCTATTGGAGTAAAAGTAATAAGTGTAGGGGCAGACGTTGTGGATGCTGATTATTACATCAAATATGAGGCAAAACCAACTGAAAAACGTAAAGAGGTTATTCGACAAGCAGCCATAGCAGCAATGTCCCCCGACAGGGATGGTATAATTGGCATTGAGTTACCAGACTTTTTGATGATAGAAAGACTTTTGGAGAGTGGTAATTTAAAGTATGCAGAAGCATATTTGAATCATAAAAGTAAAAAGAATAAAGAACGACAATTAAAACTACAACGTGATAATATGAATCTCGATAAAGAGCGAGAAAAAGAAAACAATGAGTTAAAATCTAAACTTAAAGAGTCAGAATTAAAGACAAAACTTGAAGCGGATATTAAATTTTATCGAACAAAAAAAGAAATTGATGAGGAGTTTGCACAAAAAGAACATCAAAGAGAGATGGAGAAACTTGGATTACAGAGTTCTTTAAGTGTTATTCAGGATACCGCAAAGCAACAATCGGCAGTTGTACAATAAATTTTTATAACTTTGTTAAACTAAAATAATTTAATGCTATGGGAAAACAACAGGATGGCAGAGATGAAGAAATAGAAGCCTTACGGAACATAGAGGGCATAGATTCGGCAAAAATCGCAGCTCAGATTAATAAAAGGAATGGAGTAGAAGATACTCTTCCTGATGATAAAAAACCGGATATTAAACCGGATGACAAAAAACCGGATGATAAAAAGCCGGACGACAAAACAAAGGACGTACTTGATCCAGAGACTGTCCGCACTACCATGCTGAACGAGATGTTCGGAGAGCAGTTTAAGACAGTTGCGGATTTTAAAAAAGCAAATATACCCGAACAACTAAAGGAACTGACGAATCTGAGACAGAAGAATCAGGAACTTGACGCACTTGTTAAGGCAAAACCGAAACATCATTTCGCTAATGATGATATTGCCAAGATGAATGAGTTTGTACGTGAGACGGGCATTAAAGATGTAGGAGTATTCAACAGGCTTAATGCAGCAGATTTGGCAAATATGTCAGACATAGATGCTTTGATGTTGCAGCATGTGATTGATAATCCTCGTCTTGCAAGCAGAGACCCACAAGAGGTACGCAGGTATATCGAGACGAAATACAATGTGGACCCTGCAAAGATTGATCCCAAAAAGGTTGAGGCAGGAGACCTTACCCAGGAAGAACTTGACAAAAACAAAAGAGAGTTTGAGTACAATAAAATGGAATTAGAGGTTAATGCCGATAAAGCCAAGACTAAACTCCAGGAACTAAAAGGTAAGATCAAGATGCCAGAACCTCCGGCAGATGAGCCGGGAAGTAAAACCAAGTGGACACCTGAGATTGAGAAGACCCAAAAGGCAGGATGGACGAAGGTAAATGAGAAAATGGGAGAGGAATTTACAAAACTTCCAATCCGTATTAAAGGAGGAACAGAACCTATTGTCACCTTTGTTATACCAGAGGAGATGAGAAAGGTAGTATTAACAACAGCACTCGACTATGTAGTTAGTAACCAGATGGAAATTAATGAAGCAAATGTCAAAAGTGTTGCAAACATGATGTACTCCGAACTAATCTTATCTAATCTTGACGAGATCACACATGCCGTATTTGAGCGTGCGAGAAGTATGACAGAAGATGAGACTTTGAAACTTTACCACAACCCATCACCGAAGAACACCGACAATCCTCCAGCAGGAGGAGAGCCATTATCTGAGGAAGCCAAGAAGGAAAAAGCATTTCGGGCAGAACTTGAAAGGTAATTTTTTTTGACAAAACAGTAATCACAAGAGGCATTGATAGTATTAACATCTAAAAACGTAAAAAAATGAATCCAGATGCTATTGCTCAAATATATGCCTCTGATATAGTTTCAGGCTTCGATATCCACAAGCCGGAATACTTGAACGTACTTTTTAGCAGGTACGGAGATCAGGGAGCTTCTTTCTTCCAGTTACTCAGATCCATGGGATTTGAGAAACCGGTGGCTGCCGATGTGTACGGTCACTTTGAAGAAAATCATATCCACGAGATTGTTCATTCCAGGGAGATTGTTGCACAACCCGCACAGGGAGATCCCATCACGTTCATACTTGATACAGACGACCTTGATGCCAATAACAATTTCTATCTAAGACTTTGGGATACGTTATTATTTCCAAATGAAGTTGTTGGTTCAGTTGTTGAGATTGATACAACCGTGCATGGTACTCCGGCAGCACCATGGATAACGGTAGAACCGAGTGAGGAACATGATCGTTTTCCTGCATTGACAGCAGGAGAAGAACTGGTAATCAATTCCAATGCTTTTGCAGAAGGATCAGGTCAGCCGGAAGGTGCAGTATCAGGAACATGGGAGTATTCCAATTATGCACAGATCATAAAGGAGACTATTGGTTACACCGGAACTGAAATGGTTAATCAGACATGGTTTGATGTGACCAGTAAAGGGCAGTCAATACCTGCATTTTATTTCAAAGGGCAGATTGATATTGACTATCGTATGGCACTTCGTATTGATGGTGCACTTCTTTGGAACAAACCAACCACCAACGCTGCAATTGTTGATAATTCAGATGCCGGTGGAGGACGTGCAATCAAAACGACTGAGGGTGCAATTCCTTACACCAGACGTGTAGGGAACGAACAGTCATATACATCAGGAGCCTTTGATGTGGATGAATTTAATGAAATGGACAACACACTTGACAGGGAGTTTGCCGGGAATTATATTCTTGGTCTGTTAGGTATTTCACTTCATCAGGATATTGAAGACTCATTGAAGGACTATTTTGCAAACACCAACATACAGTTTGCAAAACAAGCCACTAACGATGTTTTGTTCAACAAGAATGAAGCTCTTAGTGCCTCTGTCAACTTCATTTATCTTACCAAGTCCGAAAGGACATTCCTTTTGAAAAGGATGGGTGTATTCAATAACAAGAAGCTCTATGGAGCAACTGGTTATAATGCACCAAAGATGGGACTCTGGATGCCTATTAACAGGGGTAAAGACCCGGTATCAGGTAACATGGTTGATTCCATTGGTACTCGTTACCGTGCTCTTGGTAAGTATTCCCGGAGGATGGAAGTATGGCAGGTAGGTGGCGCAGGCGAAGGTTTGAAGGTAACTGAATTTGATAAGAGAAACACTTATCAGAGATGCCATGTAGGTGCTCATTTTCGTGGAGGGAATCAGTTTATCCTTATGGAAGACTAAATGTAATCACAGGATAGGGAGGAGGATTTATTTCTCCTCCTATTTCCTTTAAAACTAAATATGCTATGTTATACAAGAATGAGGTGATTTATGAATTATCACGATTTCCAAAAGAGATCGAAGCAGTTGAAAAACATTTCCACGGCAAGTTTCCAGTAAAAGTGGTGTATCCTCCAGATCGCATTGTGCCAAGTAAATTAAAGCATAATCGCAGACCGGACAAACCTAACTCCATATCATTTGATCTAAAAGCAACTGTAAAGACTTCAGTTGGGACGGAGGTATGGAGGTATGCAGAAAACATTATTGTAGGTGAACAAGGGAAAAAACGGTACATCCCGAAAAAATTCTTATTTGATGGCACACGATTCCTTGACAGGAATGATATTGAATTGATTTATTTTCTTCTCAGAAAGTCAGAGTATTGTCTGGGAGGAGATAATCAGGGGAAGATGACAAAATTTATGTTTGAGGACCTTATTACCGAAGCTGACAAGAAAGCAGAAAAGAAAAAGATTGAGACAAAGATCAACATTCTTCTGTATGGTGATGATCTTGCGTTATCTGAAGAGAGGTTACGCAAGGTAGCAATGGCTTACGGTATCAAGAATGTTGATACGTTCACGTTTTCGCAGGTAAAGATTCTTATTAGCAATAAAATAAATGAATCAAAGACAGGTGCGGACCGATTCTTTGACATGGTTAATGCTGATGAGGAGATAGCAGCACGTGTATCAATCCAGAGGGCTATTGACATGGATGTTCTTAAATACGACAAGAACAAAGCCACGTGGCTATGGAAGACACAGGAAGGTGACAGGGTTGTTGGTGGGGGGAAAGTACCATTAGACAAAAGTGCCTTTGATGCTCTTTATACTCTTTATATGGGAGATGAAAGTTTCAGGGAAGATTTGAAGGCTGTTTCGATAACGAAAAAGCCATTGTCTCCAAAAAAAGGTGGCAAAGGCCATGAACAAATTGATGAAGAAAAAGATGAATAACTTTATATTTCCCATTGCGTAGTTCTCCATTTTTCATGTTCGCCCCGAATTAAAATCATAGTTCGGGGTTTCTTTTGTGAAAAATAGTATAACTTTGGGTGAAATTGTTATGGTAAGTTAGTGAAGTTTTTAACGTTTAAAAAATAGTAAGATGATAACAATAGTAGTTGCCGATGCTCATATCTTAGTAAATGGCACGGATCGTTACAGTTTAGATTTTGAGGCTTACTGTCTCCGTGACGAAATAGGAATCCGTCACATCAACCAACAAGACCTTAATCTTTTTAAAGGCAGAGTCCATCCAGATGAGATAACTCTTAATGGTGTTACTTATGGTAATGCAATTGATTTTGTGTATGCTTTTAATGCGGTGACTGCACCAGCCTTGTCATATCTCTTGACAAATTTAAAGGCGAGTACGGAAAATATTGAAGAACACACCAGTTATCCTCCAAATTTATTTTCGCAACATTGGCATCCAAGTATTGTCACAGAAGGGCGAGTAGTTCCTATCCCTGCAATCGGGAAGGCAGGATATGTCACATTAACAGCGATGGATGCTAACACAAGTCCAATCTATGTAGGAGAAACAGGGGTAAATGCCACCAACTATC